GATTCTCTATCGTTTGTTCGCCTACGCCTGGGTGGTGCTGTGTTCTGAGATTCAGCGAGATACGTCCCGTTATGACTTCGAGTCTAACGTTGAGGCGGCCCTGAATGGAGATGATAACACCTACACCTGCAGTGATGCGGTTGTCGGGTGGTTCTCCCCCAGCGCGATCGCTCGCGTTTGGAGCTCAATCGGTGTCATCACGAACACCCCGTGTGAGCAAGCCCGAAAACTGAGTGAGGTTCGATTCCTCAGCAGCGGCTTTCGATATGATGCAGATCTGTCGATTTATATGCCAGAGCCGGAACCTGAGAAGGTTTTCTGCTCTGTGTTGTATGGCTCATCATTGGATGATGTTCGCTGGCACTTTCTTCGTGCTTGTGCCCTCCGCCTCGATTCCTACGGGAGTCTTGAGTGTCGTCGAGTGCTGTCCGAATACATTACCTATCTCAACCAAAACCACGCTGATGAACTCTGTGGCTCCGTGCAGCGGAACGATCAGATGTCGACCAGTATGGATGAGATTCGTCATGTTTGGAAAAGCGATGCCTGGATCGAGGCGTTATACTCTGGCAAGGAATCCCTGTCAGGTCGCGATGAGAGATTGATTAGTGACGTGGTCGACGTAAGCGCTACAATGCACGCCATAAAATCTCTTTCTACGCAGGAACAAAAACAAGCTTCCGTAACCCCTCTCCTCACGCTTACGACCATGCCTGGTCGCAACAAGAACAAGAACAAGAATTCGCCTTCCAAGAGGCGTCGCCGCGCGAAACGCGCTGGCATGAACGCTCAGGCGCAGGCGCAAGCCAAGCCGAAGCGTGGTCCCATGCTCAAGAATCCGATCCGAAAGGGTCCGCACTCTGGGCGGGACTTCATCTCCCACAGTACTGGGCCGTCGATGGGACGGCTCGGTCTTGGAATGGGGATGAGTGGTGCTACCTCCCGACGCACGCAAGTGATCGAGGAGGACGAGTACATTGGTGAGATTGTCGGTTCTACCGGCTTCGCCACCACTGCATTCGCATGCAACCCCGGGCAGGCTTCTGTCTTCCCGTGGGGCAACAAGATCGCGTCCCTCTACGAGGAGTATGAGTTCGAGAATATCGAGTTCTACTACAAGCGGGAGGTTAGTGAGTTTTCGACGAATGGACAGGCTGGAAAAGTCATCCTTTCGTTCGACTACGACGCAAGCGACATTGCCCCAGCAACGAAGCAGCAGGTGGAAGACACCGTGCCGCACGTTGACGGGATGCCGAGCACCCCAGTGATCCGGTTGCCGCTGGACTGCGCCCGCATGCGCAAGAACCTCGGCAAGTACGTTCGACCTGGCGCGCTGCCTGCGAACACGGACATCAAGACCTACGACAGTGGAAATCTGTACGTTTCAACGTATGGAAACACCAACACTACCGTCGTGGGCGAGCTGCGCGTGAGATATCGCGTGAGGCTCAGTGAGCCTGTGCTGGAAGCATCACAGGTGGTGGGTGGAGTGATTCACTTCAGCTCTCTCGCACCGACCAGTGGCAGCAATTTGGCCGGCATGACGCTTCAGTCAGGAGGCACTCCCTCCCTGACTGGCATCACTGCTGCAGCCAATACTGTCACTTTCCCCGCAGGTATTCCTGGCAACTATCTCCTGGTCTTTACTGGAGAAGCTGCAACCTCCTGGGGAGGAGTCAACCAGTCCAGCCTCACGGGAGGTTGTTCTGCGTTGAACTTGATGTGCTCTACGAGCGCTCGAGACGCACAAGCTTCACAGCTGAGCGCCGCGTCCACCGCGGGCTTCGCTGCTGAGAATGTTGCGGCCGTCACTGTTACGACAGCTGGCGGCGGTGTTGTGTACACCCCGGGCACGATCGTGGGCACTGCAGCAGCTGATCTTTGGATCATCTCGCTGCCGTCGACCGTGCTGACGCTCGCTGCAAAGCTTGAGCAGAAGCACGAGGACGAGATCTCTGATCTGCGTGAGCAGGTCGAGTCTCTCAGTCGCCTCATCCACGGGTTGGCATCGCCTGTACACGTGGAGCAGGATGACTGCAAGGAATCTGAGAAATTCCTGGGCGCTTCGGCGTCTGCACCTCCGAAACTCTTCAGACGGTTGATTTAGCTGCGCCAACAGCGAGGTCCATTGTTTGTTTTGATTTGTGTTCTTTGTGTGCATTTCTCCGGTGGGGGGCCGTTTTCCTTCCCTGACAGTTCATACTATGCCAAAGCCGGCGGCGCCTTTGAGAGAGGGCCTGCTGTCGAGTAAGTAGTGGAGTGACTGGCTGTCAGATGTAGGTTGGCTAACCTTCCGTTTCCTGATTGGATAGCGGCCGGAGGTTTTCGCTAACAACGAGTTTTTCCTCTGACCGACTTAGATCGGGTTTGGCGCTAGTAAGTCTCGCCCCTAAGCTATGATGGCAATGTTCATGACCCGCAAGGGTGAAGAACTTGGGATGTACGAGCAGTGCGTATC